ATGATGAGCGGAGACGGCTGAGCGGCTATGGCGCTGCTTCCGGCGAAGAGGCTGAAGGAAAGCAGACTGGTCAGGCACATTTTCTTGAGCATAGGTCTCCTCCATGGCTATTCGTTAGTGCTATGCATTGAGCCCCATCTCGTAAGCTTCCTGCATGGCAGGCTTTCCTTTGATGGCACCGGCCTCATACACGCCCTTTCCGTAAATGACGCCCTTCTCCACCGAACCTTCAAGACAGGCCGCAAGCCCGCAGAAACATTCCAGAGAGCAGTTCATGACGGTAGGCGTATCTTCGGCGGCAGTCATGATGTAGTAGAAGGATTTGTTCTTAATTTTCGTCCACTGGGCGACACAGCGGTCAATAACGGCTTTCATCTGGGCATCGATGGAATAGAAATACACCGGACTTGCCAGAACGATGGCATCAGCCCAGTGAATTTTTTCAAGAACTTCCGCCATATCGTCCTTGATGGAACATACGCCCTCATGCGTTTTGCAGTAATAGCAGGCATTGCAGTACGCTATCTTTTTACTGCGCACAAAAATCTTTTCCACACTGTTTCCCGCTTCGAGAGCTCCGCGCATGAATTCATCGCAGAGCATATCGGAGTTGCCGCCCCTGCGGGGACTGCCGGACAGAATCAGGATATTCTTGGCCATGCTATGCCTCCTGTGTGACTAGAACTCATTTCATAATTAGAGGGCACTTTTTATAATGCGGCGTAGTAAAATCATAGAAAATGCAAGATAAACAAGACCTGTATACCGTTCAGCGCACTGTTCCCAACGAGTTATTACTTTTCTAAATTTGTTAAGCCACGCAAAAAGGCGTTCGATTTTCCATCGTCTTTTATATCTGCGAAGCACTCTACCATCTTGCGTGGGGGCCTTTTTGCGCTTCTTCCGATGCGGCGCGACAAGTTCAATTCCTTGGCCAGCAAGGGCTTCATCAAGCGGATCGCTGTCATAGGCACGATCCCCGATAATTCTTCGGGGGCGTCCCACTGTGACAATTTCATTGAGCGTAGCCTGCACAAGTTTGACTTCATGAGGGTTAGCAGAATCCGTGTGCAAGGCGACAGGTAAACCTGAAGCGTCAGCAATAACCATGAGCTTCGTACCTTTGCCCCGCTTGGTCTTTCCAACTTTTGCCCCCCTTTTTTTGCCACCACAAAGGTGCCGTCAATAAAACATTCTTCCAAATTAATCAGTCCCTTATCTTCGAGATGCCGTGCCAGAGCCTCCAGAATTTTTTTGAGCCTGCCGTCTTTTACCCATTTGCTGAATCTCCTGTAACAGGTAGATGACGATGGAAATCTGTCGGGCAGATCCATCCATGCGGCTCCTGTGCGCAGAACCCAGAGAATACCGTTCAGCACCTCGCGATCCGTATGAACTTGCGGACGCCCCGCGCCTGTGCGCTCTTCCTGAAAAAGCGGCTCCAGGATTGCCCACTGCTCGTCTGTTAACATTTCGGCTTTACTCATTCTTTGACCTTAACTGAAATTCATGATTTTTCCAGAATTATGAAATGACTTGTAGTGACCTTTATTACAGGGTGATAGGGGTGAATCTGACAACCTGAGACAGGTCAGGCATACGATAGTTAGGTCCTTTCAGAACCTTACCGTCTTCACGATAGATGGGCTTACCGTCCTCACCGAGCTTGGACATATTGGAAGCCCAGACTTCACGGATAGCTTCATCAAGGTTGATTCCCATACCAGCCGCCAGCCAGAAGACAACGAAAGCGAGGTCCGCAAGTTCCTTAACGAAATGCTCACGGATGAGGTTGTGGTCACAGTCTTTAGGAGCATAGTGAGCCTTGATGAGAGACTCAGCGGCTTCGGTCAGCTCCATGAACTCCTCCTCAATGAGGTTCATCCCAAGGATGACAGTGGGAGGTCTGTTCCACCCCTGAGACACAGGCTGACCGAAGGCTTTCATAAAATCAGCAACGAGCTGGGTGTGTTCTTTACGCGACACGGTAGGACTCCTCAGGTTTGTTTTTATGGAAACGGATGAGACGGTCGAGATAGGTCTTGGCTTTGTAAAGGTCTTCGAGACCGCCCTTCTTACGCCAGCGAGTGACGTACTTGATGATGTTGCCTTCGCAGAATCCGATGTCTCCGTTCAGCGCGAGAGAGATGACATCGCCGTGGCGAGAGTCGGGGTAATGCAGAGGATTGCCTTTCTCTCTGCCCGTCCCCTCCGCTTCTTCAGGGGAACAGGGAACCAGCATTTCAGGCTCGTATTTACTTCTGGAAGGGTTGTTCGGTCTGCACTCGGAACAGGGATAATCGTAGGAAGCATTACCGCTCCATTTGCAGGTAGTACAATCAGGCATAAGAAGGTCTCCAGAGCTTCACGCTCTTTGTTTCAAAGTTGTAATCAGAGGCCCGAAGGATTCGAGCGACACGAGCCTGAGTGATAGCTTCGGTCTCGCTGAGTCCAGCCTTTTCGTAGGCTTTGACCACAGCCTGCCACATCTCGGCAGGAGTCTTGCAGGACTCAAGGATGCTGTCGGCTTTCTTAGGACCAACACCCGGACAGCCGGAGTAGCCGTCTGTAGAGTCCCCCATGAGGGTCTGACGGAAGAACCATCTGTCTGCTTCGAGTTCGGATACAAAAAGAGCATCCTCTTCGGGATGCCCTGAGTTGAAGAAGTATCCGGGGATAGTCTTCATATCCTTGTCCACAGACACGATGATTTTCTGCCTGCCTTTTTTGAAACCCGGAAGGGTGGCGAGGATACCAAGGCAGTCATCAGCTTCCAGACCTTCCCTGATATAGACAGAAGATTCAGGCAGGTATTCCGACATGAGTTTTTCACGAAGAAACTTGAGAGCCACAGGTCTTGGCTTACCTTCACGGTTGGCTTTATAGGAAGGGAGGACGCCCCGTCTGAAGCCACCGTTGCGGTCGGTACTGAAACAGAACACACAGTCTTCCATATCCACATCGAACTTCTCCAGAACTGGGAGAAGAAGACGCATGAACGCGGCCTGAGCATCGACAAGCGAACAGGCAGGGAAGCACCAGTCGTCATCAAAGCAGATGACACGTTCTGCTCCAGCCGCCGCTTTGTAGGCGAAGACATCCGCGTCGATGAGAAGGAAGGGTTTAGATGCGCTCATCAGTATAGCTCCAGCGAAGGACGACATTTTCAAGAAGACAGGCAACGGTAACAGGGCCGACGCCACCCGGAACAGGAGTCTGACAACGGCCACAGCCCCACTTCACGTCACCTTTAATACCTTCCTTCGTCTTGGCTATACCCACGTCAATGACGTAGTTATGGTGCGACTTGACGAACTCAGGTTTACCGATAGCAGAGATAAGGATGTGGGCCTGATTCATAAGGCGCACACGATGATTCCACTGTGTCTTTGAATGGCAGACAGACACCGTAGCGTTATACTCAGGGGAGCTGAGAATGTGAGCCAGAGGTTTACCGACAAGCTCACTACGACCGAGGATAACAACCTGCCTTCCTTTCGTCTCGATATTATAATGCTGGATGATTTCTGTGACTGCTTTAGCGGTAGCAGGGATACGCCACAGGATACGTTTGTTCTTGTAGAGGTATCCAGCAGAAGAAGTGGTAAGCCCATCTACATCCTTGTCGGGATGGATAGAGTCGATAAGCTCCTGAGTTTTCCAATACGGGAGGTTCAGGTGAAGCGGAAGCTGAAGGATGATGCCATCGACATCAAAGCGACGGCTCTGTTCAACGATTTTCCTTTTAATGCCATCAAAGGTATCGGAAGAATCCAGAACAATGAGCGTACATTTGATGCCAAGATTCTCGCACATCCGAGCTTTCTGCCCAACATAGATTCGGGACTCCTCATTATCCACGGAGTAGAGGATAACGAGGTGGGGAGGTCTCCCCTTCCGTTCGAGGTTGTGTTCGATAAGCTCAGACAAACGTTTGTATATCTTCTCTGCTACAGGCTTACCACTGAGGGATTCACTCATTTTCAAATCTCCATGCGTAATGCTCCTCACAGAGCTTTCCACCGCCGTTCTCGCAAACATCACTCTGCACACACTTCGGGCCAATGATACCTTTGAGCCACGGGAAGGTCTTGATGAGGTCTTCGCCAATCAGCTTGGCGACGTTGCGGATTTCCCACTGAGCGGATTTGCACAGACGTTCGTGACAGAAATGAATCCACGAGCGCAGGTTCATGGTCACGACGATGTTGGAACGAACCCCTTCAGGCAGGAAGAAACGAGCATCTTCAGCGGGGACGTTACAGGACTCGATGAGATGTTCGTAAAAAGCAAACATCGAAGCCACCGTGTACTGTGCCATTTCGTTATCCTTGACGTAAGGCAGGACGCTTTCAGGAACGACCATGAAGTCATCCATTTCCAACCCTTCATCCGAGTCTTCCGTGAAACTGAAACGGTTGTACCGCTGACTCTGCTGAGAGTAGCTGGCGATACGATGCCTTACGAGCTGGTGCGTAGAGACACGGGAGATACCTTTGATGACATAGGACACCGAAACGTGTTCGAGAGGGGACAGATGCCCCTTTTCGATACAGGAACGGATGAACTTTTCGATGTCAGGCATGGTCTTGTTATCGGGATACATGAGGTTGTCTGCCGTATCCTTGGAGTAGCACTGCCGAAAGGCGGCGTAGATGACACGAGTGAGACGATACGAATCGTCAGCCTCAGGATGAAGACGTTTGATGTAGGTCTTCTGCATAGAAAGTTCCTTCTGGATAGGCTGAAGGGTTATGTGTAAAGGAGCATCCCACAGGACACGTCTATAGCCGTGCTCCCCTGCGCCGTGTTCATTCACGCGCCACTTGGCCTCTAGCAAGTCAGAGGTGGGGATGTGTTATGTCAATGAGTGTCCGCCCAGCTCTTACCTGTCTGGTATTCGCCTGTGACAGGACAGGGAAAGCCAAAATGTCTGCCAGCTACTTCGATGGCATACACAAAGGTTTTTCCTACGGTTTCACACAGGTCAGGGGGACAGTTGAACTGAGCCTCATCATGGACGTGGAGAACCTGAACGTATTCTTTAGACTGCCGATACCCCAGCTTTGCCATCTCCCAATGGAAGATGACCGTAGCGAGCTTCATAAGCACGGCTCCAGCAGATTGGAGAAGAGTGTTCAGAGCGGAATGAGAAGAGCGGATGTTGAGGCGGCGTCCATCGACACCTACGAGGTAGCCCCGCTTCTTGGCGGCGGCTTGCACATCTTCCGTAAGGCGGCGTAAGGCCGGGATGTTCTTGTAGAACTTATCGCGGAGAGCCTTTCCCTTTTTGGTCTGGGTAGCTGAAGATGCCGTAGGAGCCACGATAGAGCCGAGCTTGGTATCGCCAGCACCGTAGAGCAAAGCGTAAATAAACGTCTTTGCGTCGTTACGAGTGGGGAGACCTGCGGCGTGTTGATTTTCGGTGTGGATGTCACCTTCGAGGATTACAGAAGCGTACTTGCCTCCATCATACCTTGCCATATACGAGGCAAGCATACGAAGCTCAAGGCCAGAAGCATCGCACCCCACCATAGACATACCGTCAGGAGCGCGGAACAACGTGCGGCATACATGACCATACTCCCCCCGCGCCGGAATCTGCGCCAGATTGGGGGAGTTGTGTGTGCAACGCCCAGTAACAGCACCGTTAGTGATAACACGACCATGAATCCGACCGTGATTCGTAACAAGTTTAAGCCATCCATTTTTCCCCTCGGCAAGCATACCGATGATTTTCTGAAGTTCGAGATACTCAACCAGCTTAGGACAGCAGGGGTACGGAAGAGCCTTAAGGACATCTTCATCTACGACAGGCTGTCCAGTATCAGTGAAGTCCGTAGGGACCCAGCCGAGTTCTTGAAGCCTCTCTGCGATATGCTGTCTGGAAGCAGGGTTGAAAGGTATGGTGTGATACTTGATGAAAGGAACGCCTTTGACGTAGCCCCTCTTCTTATTGTTGACCTTAGGTATGAACTCCTCCTCAATCACTTTAGGAGGAAACATTTCCTGAAGGTCACGGATAAGAGCATCTCGCTTGGCTCCAAGCTGAGCATAGAGGACTACTGCCTCAGCCTCATCGAAACCTACCCCTGAGACTTCCTGTTTGAAGATGACCTCTTGGAACTCATGTTCCAGAGCTAGAGCTTCAGGATGGTATTTCTGCTTGAGGATGTGAGCATAGAGAGCTTCAAGGACTTCTACGTCCTGTTCACAGTATTCCTGCATTTCCCGCGACCATTCAGCCCAAGCGTTTTCCTGCTCACCATAATCACCCTTCAGGATACCGAGGCGATAGCCCCATGCCTTGAGGGAATGTTTACCTATGAGCTTTTTAGGGAAGACGTGCTTCTTACGGATACGGTCGAAGTCGTGGTCTGCAAGGTCCGTCCAGATGAGACGGGACGCAAGCAGAGTGTCGAAACATCGGGGGAAACGGTAGTCAGGGAACAGTTTCTCCAGCACCTTCATGTCGAAGCAGACGCCGTTATGAGCGACAACGACATCGTAGGAGCAGAGAAGTTCAAGGGATTCCTCTATGGTATCGTAAGAGTCGAGGTGAATACTGAAGGTCTGCTTGGTAAGCCAGTCCTTAGCGCACAAGCAGTGGACCTTGGATGTGACATCAAGCAGACCGTCAGTTTCGATGTCAAAGAGGAGAACCTTGGAATTTTCATCAGGTATCCACGACCAGTATTCAGAGTAGAGGTCGCGGTTCTTGAGCATCAGCGAACCTTATCTTTGAGTGCCTGAACCCAGTCAGCGACCGTCACCTGGTCACAATCCCTCGGAGCACAGGGACATTCCATGTCCGCGAAGGGACACTCATCGTTATTACAGAGCCGCGTAAGGTAAGCCGCAAGGTTGATAGTAAAACGGCAGGTGAAGATAGTTTCCTGAGTTTCTTTTTCAGCCATGTTAGAAATCCTTATCGTCCTCTTCCTCAATCGCCTCAAAAGGAGAGGCGGGAAGAAGGCGTCCTGTTTCAGGGTTATAAATACAGCTTCCAGCTTCACCAGTCGCACCGATAGGACGGTTCTTCAGGACTCTGATATGAGCGGTATTCGCCTCCTCACCTTCAGCCTGCTGGTCACGTTCGAGAGCAACGACTCCATCAGAGAGCTGTTCAAGAGAGCCTGAGCCGCGAAGGTCGGTGAGGGATACCTGACGCCCTTCATTGAAGCTCTTGCCTTTGTCGGGTCTCTTGAGATGGACGACAGCCAGCACCATGATTCCAGTCTCTTCCACAAGGGAGCGGAGCTTGGTCATCAGGGTGTCGATGGTCTTTCTCTCGTCTGCGCCTGACTGGTCATCAAGCCCAGACA